TTATCCGTACCCCCCTTAAAAGATTCCGTGGCACTTCCATATAAATTAATTCTTCCAAATCCCTGATCGTACTTCTTTACAAAAAGTTTATATCTAATATCTTGTGATACATGGTCACTATCAAGTGGTGCATCATTAAAAGTATCATCTGCTTTTTCTCTCTTTACCATTATATTCCACCACTCTCCATCATAAACCGGTAATTGTGATGAAGATATTTCTCTAATTCCATCGGAACCTGAAAACATCAACGAAACGTGCCCTCTATTATCAGTAGAATTATTTTCTTTCAATCGAATAACCCAAGCTGTACTGCCGGAAAGTGCCATACCACCCGAACTTTCAGTTCTTACTTCTGATTGAAGTAAAATCTGATTTGAACCTGTTGCAGTCTTAAATCTAAATTCTACTGTATCTGGTTTTCGATCAGTTCTATATGCCCCCCACTGATTATCACTCCAAAGTGTTTTAACATATTGACTTCCCTTAAAATCAATTGCCTTTGAAAATTTTCGTGTAACACCATAAGATAATTTAGAAGTTTGTGTGTCTTGTAAATCTGGTCCACCATATTCTCTTATTCTTAATATAGAAGATGGAATACCATAACAATTTATAAGTGCTCTAAGAGCTTTCTCTGTTCCCTTAGTTTTTATAAAGTAAGGATTATTTTCAACAATTCTTTTCCAAATTTCTCTTGAAATATCTTTTTCTGAAGTTACCGATCTTACACTTGGATCAGAACCTGTTATTTCTTTTCCTAAAACATATCTCGGTAAATTAATAATATCCTTATTTGTCTTTAAAGTTGTTCCAAGTGACTTCCCTACATTATAAACCAAGTCCTTTGAATATCCTCTATTTAACTCTCTCCGTCTATCGTGAATGGAGTCCATATTTTTAACATACATCCAAACATTATCAAAATGTTGTGCCGTCATTTTCATCATTTTCAAAAATGGTTCATTCTCTGTATCATCTGTTATATGATTTGGTAACATATTCATAAAGTTACCATCGTTCTCTATATCATATAATGAAGCAGATTCTATTTGCTTGTCATACCATACACTCGCCTGAGATGAAGTAGTCGCTGCTAACATATAAGGACTTGATTTTGTTCCGGCACCACTTGTTTTAGGCCAAGAAGAATCAAGAGTTAAAATATGTTTTGATCCTGTAGTAAAAGATGAACTCTCAAAATATAAATACCGTTCATAACCATCAAAACTATTAATCATTTGTCTTTTACTTACATTTTGTTTAGATACATCAACTCCAGATCCTATTATTGTTCCGAAGTGAGTACTTTGACTTGTAGCACTTTCTATTTGTTCTAATTTGTATTTAAAATTCTGAAGTCTTTGTTTTGCTGAACTAAAATTAACAAAGTTTTCATATTTGTCGTATTCAACATTTAATAACGCGGTATTAGCAAAACTACCACTAAGAAGTTCATTCTCTATCTCTTCTCTAATATCATCGTCCGCCGTTACAATATCATCATAAGTTTGAAATGTCGTTTCCCTCTTCCCAACTGGACTATCTATTACGTCCATATTTGGAGATCGTAAAACAAGAGTTCCTACTTCTTGGTCTATAAATGGAATTATAACAACTTCATCTTCATATGGATCTGCCATTTCCTTAACAACATAACAATAATCCTTTTCAGATATTCCTGCTGGTAATGGATCATATAACTTATAAACTATAGAATGTGGATATTCTTCAAAAGTTGTATCATCTCTTTGCCAATTTACAGCTAATGCTAAATTTGGATTATCAAAATGTAATAAAGTTGTAAGGTCTTTTTTAGCCTTTGTTCTATAAGCAGTTTTCCATTTACTAAATTTTTGGTTCTCTGTTAATTCATTCAATCCACTTTGTTCATATGGAATTCCAAGTTCAGTTCTTTTATCATCATAAGAATCTGCAACTCGTATAGTATCTCTGTCTATTACTTCTATTATTTTTGATTCAAATCTAAGTTTCTTTCCATCCTTTACATATGCGTCCCAAATAACAAGTTTTCCCCCAATCATTTTTTTTGTAAACCCCGCATCATCATTTCTTAAATCTGCATCAAGTTTAGTTTTGTCCTTTAAATCAAATTGAATGTCCCCCCACCCTGCAGCCGAAATGGGCGTATATTTTCTATGAGTTTCTGCTAACTCAAAAAATTCTCTTTTATAAGTTTCATCATTGATGATAGTGGGGACTAAACGAACTTCAGTTCTTGAAGAGGAAATTTTATCTATATAATATCTGTTCTCTTTTGAAAATAATTCTTTACCACGATCTGCAGCTGCTTTTTCTCCAGCAAAAGTTCTACCATCTTCATCAACCCAGTTCTTGCCAGAATAAACTTTTCCTTCACCATCCAATAAAACATCTGAATCTGATCCTCCCAGCCGTCTGAAGAAATAATATTTAACTTTATATTTACCACTCCTATAATCAAGACTTCTTAAATCCTTACCTGGTTTTAAAACTATTTCTTTATTTTTAACTTCAAAATCGGATGTAATCCCAGTATTAAGATATGTACCATCCATATCATAGACATTAAATTCTACAAAATCATTTAGGTCTGATCCAAAAGTGGGGAATTCATAGCCAGAAACTCCAGCTTCTCTAACTCCACCAAATCCTAAAAGTTTGCTATCTTTTTCTTTTATTTCTATTGGCATATTTTAACTTACAAGTTCTGTAATTTGTCTTTTTATGATATTATCTACCGAATCTCTTCTATAAATTACTTTTTGATTGGGAGCAGCAACGGTTTGGGTAGGATCTTCAAGTGCTTCCTTTGTATTAACATCTTCATAGGACAACATAGCTCCAAACTCGTCCCTTGTTGTTGGCACTGCATCTGCTGAAGCAAGACTTGCCATCTTTTCTCTTGCCCTAGTAAGCTTACGTTCATATTCTATTTCATCGGCTATATGAAGTTGTTTCCAATATGCATTTTTTTTGAGTTCTTCTAGTGTATACGGCATTTTATCTCACCACTTTAAATTCAAAATCCTCATCAAAATATTGATCTGTTTCGTCTGTAGTTCCACTACCACTTTGTACTCTATATGTAATTTTATAATACCTTTCTGGTTGTAATCCATTCATCCAAAAATTAAAATAATTACCACTTGAATCACAACTAAGTCTTGAACCACTTCCAAATGGAACTATTGTATCTTCTGTTAAAGCGTCTCGTACTGAATAAAAAGAACTTGCACTTGGTAATGCTTTAACAACCAAATTATCTGACGTAGTGGAAAATGTTTTTGTAGGATATCTTTCTCTACCTACTAATCTAAATCTCACTTTAGAATTTTCTTTGTACTCTGGTCTTAAACCTTTCATATAAAGAACCATATCTTCTACGTTTGCTGAAGAAAGAGAAGCTGTTAATGATCCAGTAACCCATTTAGAATCATCCCACATAACTTCAAGTTTCGGGGGATAAACTGTGTGTGTTTCTCTTGAAAAGAATTTAAAATGTCCCAAACGAGTTGAATTTCCTTCTGAAGTTGATGTATCTGTATTTCCAATACTACCACTCCTCTTAACTATAAATCCTTCGTTTGGATAAGCTGAACTTGACTTTATCCAATGGTTTACAATATCAGTAACATCCATTCTCATATCAGTTGTTTCATGGTCAAAGGACTGTGATGCCTGAAATCCACTTCCACTATACCAAGTTCCACCTGTACTGTTAGAACCACTTACCCATTGGTCTCCAGTTGTTTCTCCTGTTCTATATCTCCAACTAACTCCTTCAGTAGTTTTTGGACTATCATAAAACTTACCTTCCCCCATAGTCCAACTCTGACTGACTGGATATGCATATAAAAGATCATTAGCAGTTAATTCAGATGATGCGGCATCATATAAATTCAAATAATATTTTGTTTTATTAACACCTGTAGTGTTTGCTGGAATTGTACTATTCTGAATTGATTCTGAAATTGTAGTCAAGTTAAATTTAATCAAAATACGAGATGCATTTACAATGGTTGCTGTATCATTCATGTGTTTAGAAACTTCAATGATTTCATCAAGACCAGTATTTTGACTCTGTGTTACTGTTCCTTCGTAAAGTGTAGCATCCTTTTGTGCGAATTCAAAATAGTGCATTTACATCACTCCTATTATCTAGGGGTTACATCGGCATCGCCGATTGCTCTTCCCTCTATATCATTATTGGGATATTTAATTTCAAAAATACTCGGGTCCATTGATGGATATATTACTCCATTCTTTGTAGCAGATTCCATATCATACATATTTCCTGAATATCCATCTGCCTTTTTCCATTTGTTTGTTATTATTACAGGCAAACTATTTGGATTATCATCAACTGGTGGAACAATAGAAGCAACTCCTTCTACTTGATAAAGTCTATTTGCTATTTCTGCTACCATTATGGGCTGATTTATTTGCCTCTTTTCAATATCAAAATAGTTCTTTACTTCATTTATACATTTTAATATAACTTCATGCTTATTATATCCTCTCATTACCATAGCAGTAAATTTAACTCCAACATTAATAATCCAAGCATCTTTAATATTAATAGAATCAGTTATCATTCTAAATTGATTTATATAATTTCTAAGATTTTCTTTTACTGCAGTATTTAACCTCGTCAATTTTGTGCTGGAATCATACCCAATTACATACATATTCAAAGCTAATGGATTTGGAATCCTTGTGGTTATTTGACCAAGTGGTTTTCCCATATCTTCTTGCGTAACTGCTCTGTTTTTACCTCCAACATTTACTGTTGAAAATTCTAACTGTTCATCTGGTACAAAATAAACTTTTGCTATATTTCCATACTTCGCTGGTAATGTATAAGCTCTAAGAATATAATCTTCCTTAGTAACTGCTCTACCTTGTGCCTGAAAGTAAGCAAGTGCATTTGTTCTAATTTCTATATTAGTTTCTATTCCTCTACCTCCCGTAGCAGGAATTGGATTAGTTACTCCAATTGAATCTTTAGCAGTTTGAACTTTAGTTGTATCAAGACCATCCGTATCTATATCATAACTTATAGATGTTACATTTACTATATCTCCCTGTGGAACATTATCTACAACGCCGCCACCATAAGAATACTTTACAGTTAAAGTTGTATTGGATGGTGATTGTCCGTAAGCCTCTGTTTTTAAAAAATTGGTTGGATCGAAAAATTCATTCAATTTTGTTGGACTTCCTGGTAGATTAGAACCTACTTCCGTTGGATTTGGAATTATTTCTTCGTCAGCGTTAGCAGATGTGCCTGCTCCAAATCTTAATTCTGTTCTATTATCACCCCTGGTATAAGTTGTAAATCTTCGTGGTGTCTTAACAAGTTTTAAAAGATATGGAACATCACTACCATATTGTGCTAAATCCGTATCTTCTTTTGCAGAATTTTCTACATCTGCATAAATTGTATCTTGTGCTAAAAATGGAACTTCATACCACTTATTATTATCACTATCAGTGACACTTATAACTTCTAAAACATTCTCATTACCAAGAATTATCCTATCATATTGTTCTGCAGATGCAAATACAAATGTTTCACTAGTTACATTTCCACTAACTACTCTCACACTTTTTTGTAACAAGTATGTAGTTGGAAGACCTGCAGCATAATCAAAAATTTCAACTGTCATTGGACTAAAAGAGCCTGAATACTTAAAAGTAATATCTTCAGTTGTTCTAAATGTAACTCCAGTTGATGACCCCTGAACTAACATTCCTTCTGGTATCTTCAACCCATAATCCAAATCTGGTTTAACATTTACTCCTGTTCCAGTAGCTGGAACTGTTTGAAATACATCAATTACCGCTGATGCTGGAGCTGATAATCTTGGTTTATATCCAAGAGATTGAGCGATTTTAAATATAGAAGTTCTTTCTTCGGAATATGCCAACATTGATTCTTTAAATTGATTATCTATATAATATGAAAGAACGTCTCCTACATATGATGCCATTTCAATAAACATCATACCAGGAGATGATTCATTAAAATCATTATATGTATTTGGGAAATATATCTTAGCAAATTCAATCAAATCATTTCTAAATGTTTGAAAATCTTTATTTAAGTATCTTACTTCCTTACTGATATTCTTTGCTGGCATTCAAATTCTCCTAAAATCCTACTGGCAATATAAACGTTAATTCTTCAAGTCGATCTGGCTCAAACGCCAAACCAAATCTTAGTTTAATATGGGCTTCATTCTTTGTTTGAGCATCATATACATCAGGTTCTTGTATTTCTATATTTTGTAGAGTAATATATGGCAACCATTGTTCTATAGCATCTCTAATTGCCATTTCCACTTCATCTATAAAATCATCATCTACTTGTTCAAATAAAAGATGATGTAATCTTGAACCAAATTCTGGTTGATTTACTCTCTCTCCAGGTATAGTCAACAATAAGTTTCTGATGTTATGTCCTGCCTGTTCTAAAGAAGTTTTGGTTTGTTTAAAAAATCCTTTAGAACTATATCCAAGAGGCAAACCAATTCCTATAAAGGTATCGGGATCTAAATCTTTTTCTCTTGCACTCTTAGGCATTGTTTCCTTTTACATTATCCTTTTTATTTATTACTTTCATCAAACCACTATAATCTCGTGTTAATGCATCAACAACTTCTTCTGATACATCATCTACTGATTTTCCCATATCCTTAATGGTTGATACTGCAGCAACTTCTCTTTTTCTTTCATCATTACCACCTACCTCATTTCCATATCCAACAAGTTCTGCCATTCTATCCGATGTAAATGTTCCGCCACCCAACGTTGGATAAGGTTCAGTTCCATCTCCCTGTGGAACTCCACCTTCAGTCTTATTTAATACTTCATTCAAAACTTGATTTCCAGTATAAAATACTTCCTTTTTCTTTTTAGGTTTTGTAACTTTATCACTTTTCTTTAAGGATTTCGTAGGAACAACTTTCTTCAATTCAATAGATTTATCTTCGTTAATAAATATCCTATTTATTTCTTTTTTGATTTCTTTACGAGCTATCTCTGCTATTAACTTAACCAAGTCATTTTTTGTTAATGTGGCCATTTTTTAATCTCCTTTTTATTTCGCTAATTTTTTTAATTTTTTCCCGATGCTTTTTGCCTTTTTCCCCAGTCTTTTGACTCTCCGACCATCTTTTTCAATAAGGTCTACTAATTCGAGTTTCTTTTTTTCCGCTATTCCCATTAACAAGTTTGCTGCCTGGTTTGGAGCTCCAGGTCCATAAAGTGATAACGCTTTTTGAACTAAAATTACTGCGTCCGCGACTTTCTTTGCTATTTCAATCGCTTTTAGTACCGCGTCTACACCTTTAATTGCCTCTGCAAGTGGTTCAACCTGTTTTGCAGTTTCTGAAGCTTCATCTTTTACTATTAACTTCCCTTCATCAGTAAGCTTACCATCATCATCAGCCACCTTTACTATCTCACCTTCATGCTCGATTTCTTTCTCTATCAGCATCTGTTGTTTTTGAGCTTCTAACAAGGCTAATTTATTGTCTGTTTTAGTTAACAGCATATCCAGTCCTCTTATTTTCTCCCGAATCGTTTTAACCAGTCCCACTCTATTTTACCTCATATTGTTTTAACAAACTTACTGAAGAAATTAATTCCCAAATTTTTCCGTATACTATTTAAATGATTTTCTACTTCGCCAAGTGTCTCCCCGTTAACTTCAGGAATAACCCCTAACAAACCTGCAAGCACTGCCATCTGATCTAAAATATCTTTTAATGTTCCCGCCAATTGTTGTCCCTTTACAACTGGTTCCAAGGCTGGGGGATTTGATAGCGACCAATCGTTAGCTTTATATGTCCATTCACCATTATCCTTTTCATCTTTCTCCCACATATCTTGATCAAAAAACCCCACCTTAGAACTATAACCTAATGAAATGCCTCCTCTAAAAAAACCAGGCCGTTTTCCCTCTTCCGCTCCAGGTGGAGTAATTGTTATCACACCAGGCCAAAAACCCTCACTTGGATCAAATTCAAGACTGTCTTTTCCAATTACAACATCTGGACTGTTAAGATTTACCTTCCTATCAGCATCAACAGTAAATGACTTTTTTGTAGACCAACCAATTCCTAAAGCAGAATATCCAAAAATTTCATTTAACTTTGAATTAAAAATAATTCTGTCTGAATTTAAAATAATTTGTTTTCCACCATCTTGAGCCCCTTTATCCTCATGAATTTTAGACATATTTGTATGATTTTCTGCGTTAGAAAATTCTATATTCAAATCTACTAACGATCCTGTTATTTCAGGATCAGCAGTCAACCAAATAGAAGAACCATCTGCATTTATATCTTCTTCTACTGGTTTTTGGAATTCGTCTAAATAGGATACATCTGTTCCAAATTTTTCTGCATCCATAAGTTGTCCAGCTTTTATTTTTATATTTGGAGTTATTTCTGCCCAATTACCACTACTGAAATTAATTGACTGTCCTTGTCTTCCATGAAAAATTATATCGCCCTTTTTAGCTTTAACTTGTCTAACTTTATCCTGTTTTTTAAACTCACCCACTTCAAAATCACTAAAATCTTCTGTAAATGGAGACCATTTTTCTGATATTCCTGGGAAGGAATTTGAATTAACAGAGTTAAATAAATTTAATTTCTGGGTATAATACATACCTGAAAAATATTCATTGATATTTTTCAACTCCCATGTCGGATCACCAAAATATTTAACTACAATTACATATTCTCCTGGTATAGGATAATCTTTAATATTTGGTTCTAATGGTCTAATGGCTTTAAGTGAATCATCATCCCCAGGTAAATCTCTCCCACTTACTACTGGTCTGGCTTTTATCGCCCCGAAATAAGAATAATCTGGGTTGTCTGGCCCCCCTGGTAAATCTTCATCTTTAAGTAAAACTTGCACCACTTCGGCAGGCTCTAACTCATAAAATTCTGGAGTTTTCTGCATTTTTTTATTAAAATTATACAGTTTTTTATAAGAAGGAACACCATCTGGTATTGCTACATATTCGTCTTTTCTATTTACTTTATATGCCATATTAATCTAATTTAGATACTGATTCTATTTCACTCGCCATTTTATCTGAATGTTCCTGTAAATCTTTTACAGTTTCACCCAATCCTCGCATTAACTGTTCTTTCTCATTATCACTTAATCCAAACTCATCATCGGATCCAGCCCGCTGTTCGGCTGCAATTAGTTTCTGTACAATACCTGCAAGTTTAACTAACTGGTCATCATTCTTAACATTAATGTCGAGATATTCTTTTATCATAGGGATTAACTGAACAGCACTGTTTCCATCCTTAATAAACTTACCAAGTTCTTTTATTAGGATTTCCAGTTGTTCTTTGTTGCGTTTGGAATTATCATAAATATCCCTAAATAAAGAAGATAAACTCTTACCTTCAAAAATTTCAAATTCTGTGCTCATTGTTTGATTCCTTGATTAGACAACATACTATAACTCAATTATAAATATATTTAATATGAAAAATGATTGTAGGGTTTTTGATATCGTATATAAGTATATAAAATCTCCGTTTATACAATATATATGATAATTATTATATGAAATGGAGAAAAGGTCCCCATTTTACTATGAACTAACGGAGAAATAGCCATGGAGGAAATCATCGGTACAGTCAAAAGTTGGGTGGACGACATAGTTCATCTAATGACCTCTTTTATAGCAATCGGAGCCGTAGGCGAAGTATTGTTTGGAAGTGGAGTCTTTGGCGTAAATGTTATTGGTAATCTAACAGCAATTATAGATAAGTTTGGCAGTTCTGGTTTTGCAGGATTAGTCGCTTTATTGGTGTTAGTGGGTTTATTCCGTAAATAATACCCATTAGGGAATACGTAAAAGGGGATTCTAACGAATCCCCTTTTTTTGTGCCTTATATTTTAAAGTATATTCTAAAAAATAGAACCTGTATTACTTGTATCTATTTGACCGTATGAAAGAAAGTCCGCATAAAGATTACTCTGAATTCGTTTCATCATATTAACTACTCTTGTAATATGCTGTGTATTTGTTCCCGTCATTTCACGAATCAGAATATAAAGTGCTTTCTTATTGAAATTTTCTATATCCTTTCTTCGTCTAAATAATTCCAATACTGCATCTGCTATATTCACGTCTTTCTGTCTTTTAAAAACATTATTCAAATTATTATCCCAATAATCTAACATTTGATAAACAAACTCTTCGTGCATATCTCTGCCTTCTTGTAATGACGATTCCGCATCTACATTTCTTCCATAATCCAATCTATCCACAGGTCCGTGTGTTTTATATTTTTTATAATTGTTGTTATTATGTAAAATCAAATAATTCTTAGCAACAATACTAAAATAAGAAAAGGCTTTTCCTTTACCAGATTTAAACTTATGCATATTCATTACAAGAAAAGATACCACTTCATGCTTTACATCTTCACTCGAAACATCAAAATAATAAAACTTAAATGTATGAATAATATTCTCTACAAGTTTATCAAATGGATAAGCGATGTGATCATTATAAATCCTATTTCTAATAACTGGGTCATCACTGTTATTATATCTAACAATCGCGTCCTCTGTTCCTTGAGTAAAATACATATTCTTTTTAGATTTGGGTTTTGCCATTATTCTTCCTCCAATATTTGTTCACCTAAAGATCCTGTTAATTCATTAATTACGTCTTTTATACCTTCAAATATACTTCCAATTTCATCGTCTGCCTCAAAATGACCAGTAGAATCAATTGCCTGTAAATTATTACTAGTTTCTAATATTCTATTAGAAAATCCTTCCATCCAAGTTTCTAATAATTCAACTTTACGAGTTAGATTCCATATTATATAACTACAAACTCCAAGTAAAACTACAGTTAATCCTAATACTATTTCTACAATCATTTTAATTTTTCCAGTTCTTCAGTTACTTCCTGTAAAGCGAACGGGCATACACCACACTTCAAATCATTTTCCCAACAATGCCAATATATTCGTGGAATATCTTCACAATCATCATCAAAATCTTCACATATATGATCTGGTACTGACTTGTAATCTATAGATGATCTTGTCTTGCCTTTTACCCAACCATAACTTGACATAAATCCTTTCATAACTGATAAATCATTTGTATCTATTTTCATTATTTATCTCCAAATAATTCTTCAAACAAATCTTGACTTCTTTGTTGAAGTTCATTATCTACTTTCTTTTTTTCTTTAGGTTCTTTAATTGCTTCTTGAACTCTTTCTCTAACTATCCTATCTTCTTCTTCCTCTCCTCTTTTCCACTCATCATATTCTACTCGTGTAGCCATACTATCCGCCCAATGTAATACATAACCAATATTAGACCGCAATTGATAGTCTGGTATATACGACTTAAAATATTTAGCATTTGCATCATCATACAATCCATCAGCCAATTTAATTCCCATAGTTTCATTTACAGTACATTGAAGTCCAAAATATTGAAGTAACCACAATGCTCTATCTGGAACTGCCATATAAGCTAGTTCAGGATTGTGAGTAAAGATTTCTCCTCTGTTTTTTACGTGCCAATCACTGTCTTGTGGAATATAATAATCATATTCTAAATCACCAATCTTACCTAAATCGTGATGTAGTGCAGCAAATACTAATTCTTCATCTGTATAATCTTTTGTTCCTCCTACTTCTTCAAGTAAATCAGATATTTTCTGTGCTAACTTTACAACGTGAAGGACGTGTTCTACATAACCACCCGAGTGAGCATAATGAAAATGTTTTTTCCCACTTGCTGGTGCCATACACATTCTATCTTCAAAGTAATCATACATCTCAAGCAATTTAGTATGTCTTTCGTCATCTTCAGTATCTATTTGAGAAACGCGTTTCTCATACTTCGAAGCAAATGTATCATCTATAACCTGTACTAATTCATTCCAATTATCTTGGATTTGTTCTGGTGTTAATTGTTTCATTTATTCTCCATTTATTATTTTTTACTACAAAAAGCAATGTGATTTCCAGCCTTCGGAACACTTACTTCTTCAATTTTATTAAAATTATTTTTTAGTTGTTTAAGATATTTTTGATATGATGATTCAGAAATCCAAGTATTAAAAACTGCATGTCCATTCTTATCCAATATATCATTAAGTCTGTAATAAAATTTATTGCTTCTTAAATGTCTTGGAATTTGAAAATCATTAAAAACATCAATAAAAATCAAATCATATTTTATATCAGTTTTCATAACATATTCCAAAGCATCTTCAATAATTATGGACACTCTTTCGTGTTTTGGCAGAAAGAAATATTCATGTGAAATTTGTTTTAACTCCGGAATAAGTTCTACTACATCAATTTGAAGTTCGGGAAATCTATGAAATAAGTGACTTGGAATTGTTCCTGCTCCCAATCCTAATGCTAGAACTCTTTTAATATTGGGTTTCTTATCTACAATAGAAACCATATCTCTTATATATTTTGTTTGCAATCGAAATGGACTTTTCAATTTTATAGAAGATTGTCTAATAGAATTTCCAAATCGTAAATGTCTAACATATTTTTTATCTATCACTTGGATTTTAATATTTTCATATTCAGTTTCGTAAATAATTTTTTCTTCCATTTATCAATTTTCCCATTTAAATACATAATGTGGTATTTCAACATCATTTAATATTTGTTTATATGTTCTTAAACTTTTCATACTGAAAGCCCCACCAAAATAACCATCTACAATTCCTCGCTCATATATATCTTTAACTGTTATATAATGAATTAAAGCTCCCATTCTTTTTTTAATCTCTTCAAATTCTTTTTGTTCCACCTCATTTGTCAACTGAGAATTTTTTTCATATATAGTATGTCCAATTGATTTGTTAATTATTTGATGTGCTAGTTTACCATTAATTATATAAACACAAAATCCAACTGGAATATCCTTATATGTAATCAAATAATAAATTGTATTTTTATCTCGCCAAAATGGATATTTTAATATTCCTTTAGATAGTTTATGCCATCCCTTGTGTGTCCCCTCTATCGTTGTTTTCCATTTATCAAATCCTTTACTTATCATTTCAATTTCATCTGTTTCCTCTTTTAAAACTTTCCATTTCAAATTTGACATTTTTAACATTCGATTTATGCCTTTTTTAGTTCTCCATTTATTTTTACTTATCTTTTCACAATTAGATGGAATGTGACTATAAAAATTATAAGAATCAATTTTTTCGCTTAAAGTATATCCCCAATCTTTTAACTTTTCTGCTTCAGAACTATTAGAACTTATCTTATTAATCAAATTCTTCTCAATTAATTTCAACAATACAGTTCGTTCATTTTTACAATTATTATTAATACTAATAGGGAGCCCTTCTACTCGGGTATAAACTGTCTTGAACATCTGAACTCTTTTCAATACCATTATTATTAAATCTTCATTGTACTCAATTGTTATAATTTTCCTTTGCCAATCTTTAGCAATCCTATTATATTCATGTGAAAATTCTGCTGGTAAAACTCCTTCGTATCCATATCTATTTTTTCTGGTGTCATTAAAATAATCAATAAATTTTTTAGATGAATGCCGAGAAAAATCCATAGCCTTTTCTAAAAAAAATTCTCTCTCAGATATTTTATTTAAACCATCCCATTTTATACAGGGATCTCTTTCAAGTAAATTTAATTCTATCCCCACACTCACCTCAAAAAATTAGTATTTCCAATTACCCAAAAACATACATTTTCTTTTTTCGGATTAACAATATTTTCTTTAAGCATTAAATCGTAAGCTTTCGATTCATATATTCCATCTAATTCTAAATCTTTATCTATTTCTTTTATCATAACTTTACTGTATGGATAACTTCCCATATAATATTCAAATTTGTCCCAATACTCCCACTTCATATAATTCATACTTTTCTGAATAAACTTTCTTCTATCATAACCAAATGGTTGAATGGCTATTACTCTAAAATCCCTTTCATATTTTAAGATTCCAGTCATAATTCCAACAAAGGATACTGCACTTCCAAGATTAACAACTAGAGTATTAATTTCATCAGGTATATTAGAAACTTGTTCTGCTATAATATCAACTATCGATTCTTTGTTACTCTCTATATGATATCCAAATAAAATCTTAAACATTGGAGTTTCTTCAACTAACGTATTTAACCGTGAATATAATACATTATTGAAAGCTTGAGTTTTACTTAATAGAACCACTTCAGCCCCAAACTCCTCTGAATATTGAAGAGCTTTATTTTCTTTAACCGCTTTCTCTACTGTAGTATTGCCAATTCCAACTATTGACTTAAACCCAAACTCCTTTGCTACTCGTGCTACAATCGGAGATTGTGGAGAATGAATAGATGCCGCTGTAATTAAAGTAGAATTATATTCTTTCTTTATTAATTCTTTGTTTTGTTCTACTAAAGCATAACATTGTCTCACTTTCCCTCCAGAAATCTCAAAGTCTGAAAATGGTTTAAATAAATCTTCCCTCTTAAACCAAATTTCGCCGTGTTTTTCTATTGGAGATAATTCTCTATAATTTATCATTACATCTTAAATATACAACATTTTTAATGAAAAGTCAAGGACTTTTTTAAGGTTTCCAAAACACAAAAATTGGTTCGTATTTTCGATAACTACCATCAACCTTTACACAGTTTTTTACATTCTCTGGATTCAAACCAGTCATTGTCGTCATTAACATTTTGAGTTTGTCTTTGTATTCACCACCAAGAGATTCAACAATATCAATACTATCTTGTTCAAGTGGATGATACTTATCTTTTCCAATTTTGATATCTGCAATATTCCACAACAAATATCTATTTGGTTTTAAATATTCATATGCAGTAGTCAAAGTTGGCCTTAAAAAATTATCTCTCCAATTATCATACTTAGGATATAACTTATAGCTTTGTTCTTCATCTTCTGAGTATTGCTCTCTATCAAAGTATGGTGGGCTCGTGAAAACTAAATCAAGTATATCCTTATACGTCTGAAACTCTGGATTGTTCCCAATAAATTCACTTCCATCTTGAAATATATGATAAGTATTCTTATCTTCTTCCCAAAATGGATTTGTTTCTAATACCTCATTATTAAAAAAGTCTGCTACATACTCGTATCGTGTCTTACCTAACTCGTCTATGTAATTGTCCGTGTTAGGGTCTGTACCAATATAATGAATTCGTTTGAGTGATGACATAGCTCCGAGAATACGACCGCCCCAACCACTACTTGGATCATAAATATTTAATGGTTCATCTTGTTCTATATGTTTTGTATATCTCTCATATATCCAACGAGCTGTTAATGGTGGGAAATTTACAGCTGGTTGGCCAAGTCCTAACCTAAATGCCTGTATTCCAGCTGGGAATAACTTTTGTCCACGTTCAAATCTATGAACTAAGAATTTATATTTCTCATCATCAAGTTCTATTGGAAGATTTGTCTTATGTTTGTAGGGGAGATTTTCTATCACAAATTTTGATAGAGTTAAATATTTCTCTTCTACTGAATCCTTTTTATGTTGAACTACAAAATAATTTTGTGGCAATAACTCATTACTTAAAACACATTTAGACCAATTATACATTGAATCTCTTTTTAAAATTCTACGAATGACCTTCTGAAATTTATCTTTATAATCTTCGGTAAACCAATCATATATAGAACCATTATTAACACGAGTTTTTAACATTGTAGGAAAAAATTGATTTACTGCAGAACCAAACTTATTATAATTTCTTATTACATCATATTCACCAGTATCTTCGTCCTTTGTCAAGAATTGTTTTTTACCTTGATGTAATGGATATTCTCTAAGTTTTTGAAAATTCTTTTTTATATCTTTGGTATTTTGACCAATAGTTGGCGGTATTCCTTTTTCATCCCACTCAGATAATATAAATAAACGAAGAGACTCTATCCAATCGGATGTTTGTTTATCATCCATCCAAAGAAGTCTTTCAAAATTTATATTAATATTTGATTCTAATAGATTACTACGTTCATAGTAAAACTTCAATAATAAAACCCTTTATTGTAATGTCCACGATGTTGTCTTAAAAATTTGAGCATTTGCATACTTATATGGTTTAACATCTGTCGATTCAAGTATATCTACCATATTAACCCATTTGGAATTCATAGTATCTTTTACCTGATATATTCCATCTTTGACTTCACCTGGAGTTCCTTTGATTAAAATGTAATCTCCATAATCAAATGGGCCACCCCACCGTTTTAATAGATTACGAGATAAAGCTACAAACTTATAATCTGATGCTCTACTAATACGAATATGAGTTCCGTCAGCTGTAATGTTTGGTGTTCTATCTGTTTGTGGATATACTGGTTGGTACATAGTAACATCTACTACTATACCATATTTAAGAAATTCATTTAATTCAAACCGCAGTTCTTTGTTTTGATTTACTAATATTTCTATTTCTTCAGAATAAACTCTTTTGTTATCTTCCAAAATATTAATAGAAAAAAAACTGTTAAACAGTGTAATCAAAACAACGAATGCCATTGGCATGTGTAAACTACCTTTCATTGCTACTCCTTCATTTGTTAAATATAAATATATAACTTATCATTTGTCATATCAATTCTTAGTGGAGCCGGCGGGAGTCGAACCCGCGTCCAAATGTTCCCAATAATAAAGTCATTTACAAGTTTTAGTTGGTTTCCAAATGAGTAGGATACCAACAAACCCACTATGTCCGTTTTGCTCAGATACGGTAACTGATGATTCGTTTATACTCTAATCATTAACGAGTGATCATCTAACTTCTTTTATATCCAAGTGTTAGACAACTCAGAGACTTATGCGTAAGCGTAAGTCGGTTGATAAGAATCAACATATGCTGGAATGACTTCGCCGTTTCCAGTTCCATCATTATCAAAAATATGCCAATCAATTACCAACCCTTTTAGCGAATTATCGCCATTTTGGTTGTGAGTCTTTTGTAGTAAGTCGTACTCAAACTCCACTTGCACTTTATTATCAAATAACATATGTCGATCCCAATTCAGCCCCATAACTTATCAGCATCATCTGATAAATCTTGGTCGTTCTCATATTCAGTAAATGGATCTTCATATTCCATTCTAATCATTTCTGTTACTTCTTCAACTTTACTCCACTCTTGAAATTCAAGAGCTTGTTCTAATAATTCTAAGACCTTCTCTACGTCCATAATAAATAGTCTCCGTTTTGTGGATAAATAGAAATTTTTTTAATTTTTCTCTTATATTATGCCTGATATTTTTTAGACACTATATCAACAACATCTTGAAACGACAAATCTTCTTGTTCTGGTCTACGTGGAATACTTGAATTGTTTTCATCAATATCTTTCTTTGGTTTATAATCTAATTTCTGTGACTTAATAAGAAAAATAAATAACGATAATCCAAACGCCTGAACTAATGTAATTTTCGGAAGCCCAAAGATTATTGGCATTAACCAATTCCACAGTGCCCAAAATGGAATACTAAAAATCAATCCAAATATCCCCATCGTCCCTACTACTAAAATAGTAGCAAATGTATAAGCTGTAATCTTTGTCATACCTTCACTTTTTTTCATCTTCATCTCCATCTTCTAAAAATCTTGTTAATTTTGGTTTTGGGGATTCTATAATACCTAACCTTAATCTTATATAATGTACTATTTGTTCTGCAATATTTGTCTTGGTATAACTATCCATTCCTTCAAATCCTGGAGAAGAATTGACCTCACATATTACATATCCACCATTATGGAATAACAAATCAACTCCTGCTATATCTAACCCCAACAACCTTGCACATTCCCCACCTAACCATTCTATTTCTTCATCTATTTGATATGGAATACCTTCACCACCTCTTGTAATGTTTGCTCTGAAAT